CGAAGAACATCCGTATGAACATTATCAAATAGAGCCATACAAAGGCTTGTTAAATGAAGCCTTTAAAGAGATGCCAGTTACTATTGCGTTAGGTGCACATCTTTTTTTTTGCGATATCGGGACAGAATTATTGAGTTATATCCAGAAATTTTTGGAACCAAAGAAGAACGAGAAAGCACCGAAAAAACGGAGGGATGGGGGTTTGAAACAAGCCTTCAGTCATTTAATAACAAATGGGGCTGGTCTGGATGGCTTATCGGTTTATGTAATGGAGACCCTCTCAAACTTGAGCCTATATCGGAACTTACTTTACATCAAGCCCTTATCTTTACAAGTTATAAAATTGACTGGCAAAAAGTCCAAGAGAAAGCAATCAAACGAAAATGAACATAACTAAAAATCACATAGGAACTGGTAATTACTATTGGAAACAAGTGGCATCTAGGATGGATGCACAATATTCACATGGTGGCATGACCGAATACGATTTTAAAGCGATTACGGTTTTCCCTTTATTGCATATCACATTAACCAGAATCGATATAGATACTAGTACGGCAAGGCTTACTTATTCAATTATGGTAGCCGACCAGAATATCCATTACTCAAACGATTTTCAAGGCATGACTAATGCGGAATTATTCGAGGAGTACGGCTATACCGAAAATGCGAACTACGCCTTTGTGTTGCAGGAAATCTATATCCGTCTAGTAAAACAGATGGAGTACATGGAACAAGCATTGTACAACACTTTGCAGATTGAAAAGCCTTATTCATTAACTCCGTTTGCGGAGGATTTGGATGCGGTTCTTACTGGGTATACTGGGGAAATTACATTGATAATCCTTAACCCAATCGTAACTGATGGCTGGTGTTAATCTACCCAAGACAGATGCTCAACTAGAGCGTATGGCAATCGCTTTTAAGGAAGCGTTGCAGAGTGCAATGAGGCGAAAGCGGAAGCGTACATCTTTGCGTGTTAAATGGGCTAAAACTCAGACGGGATGGAAACCTAAGAAAGTAACAAAAGGATCGTACACCAGCAACATGGTTGCATCTGGATATCTATTGAACAATACAAAAGTTGTTTCAAAAGGTCCATTAGATTACTCGGTTTCAATGCCATCCTACGCAAAGTTCCTAATCGAAGGGCGTAAAAAAGGGAAAGGGATTCCAGTACGAAACATGGATAGTTGGATTAAGCAAAAACGAATCAAGCCAAAAAACGAAAAAGGACAATTTAAAAAAATGGACAAGCGTACTTTGGGATTTTTGATGAACAGAAAAATCAAGTATTTTGGCATCGAGGGTTACGATTTTGTAGCACCAGAACGCAAGGACATTTTACGCAGATACAATAGTGCTTTAAGCAAGGCAATGAATCAAGATTTACAGAACATAATTACTAAGGGATTACGATAATGGCAATAACATATACTCAGCAACCGAGTGGGAAACTAGGGGCAAATAGCCCTTTGATTTATCAAGTTAACGATGCCTCGCAAAAAGCAACGGCAGGATTTTACTATAAATTCGAGGTGTTCGTATGGACTGGTTCTACAACAATTCCAATTACCCCTATCGCAACGCTAACTAAGTTACCAGATGCCTATGCAGACGGAAGGGCGTATATGGATATCAGCCGATTAGTTACGCAATATGTAAAAACCAATTATCTAGTATTTGGGGCGTTAACTCCTTTGATTGATTTAGGGGCTTATTGGGTACAAATAAAAGTATCTGGATTCAATACGGCTGGAGGTACTACTCCAGTAAGCGTAGCAGTAAGTAGCAATCGCATCCTCGCCACAAGGGGATATTCGTTTACTAAGGATGGAATCAATAGTGCCTTTGCACAGAATGTTTATACAGATAGGACTCAGATTTTGCTTACCCCAGATACGACAATCGATTACCTATGGTACAATCAGAGCGGAGTTTCTAGCGTAACTATTGGGGCTACGACAATTACTCCAACGGCTGGAACGCTAAGCACTCAGCAGATTCAAGGCTTTGAAATTAAAACGGCATTGACAACGGCAGGATTATGGGGTACAAATTGCAACATCGTTTTTAATCTATCTGGAGGCGGAACTCAAACCATACCAGTCATATTTGATTGTGCTACTAGATACGGAGCATATTCAGTTTTATTCCTTAATCGATTTGGAGTTTATGAGGGCATGACATTCAACGGAGTTTATCAGCCATCGTGGGCAGTCAATAGGGAGGACTATCAAACCGCATTATTTACCAATTCAGATTTGACATCGGCATGGGCAGTCGGCATGAGGCAAACTAGACAATTCAATATCCAGAGCAAAGAGAACATGGTCATCAGCACCAACTGGATTCCAGAAAGTTATGTAACCTATATGGGGCAACTTATGATGAGTGAGGCGATAACTTTTGCTTATGATGGGATTTATTACGGAGTAAATTGCACAGATATGAATATGGAGCGTAAGCGAGTAACCAATGCAAAACTGATTCAGTATACCTTAAATCTCGAATATTCTCAGCCCTATATTAACAAGATTGTACGATGAGATTTGCCCTATTAATCAGCAATAGTACAACCGATACTATTACTCCTATCATGACATCTTATGTCGCTAGGACTAACAATGGATTTATTGAAGCACAAGAATGTGTTACGGCAAAATTACAAGCATTGGGTGGCACATTCAATGAGATGGTACCAGCCGATTTATTCCAAGACGAGAGCATAAACCTAACTAGGCAAGTAAAGGATTTTTCTCGTATTGAAACCATATTTACTGATTACACGCAGTCATTCCAGATACCAGCAACGGATATCAATAACGGCATTTTTGCCAATTACTTTTCCGAGAATATCGAGTTCCCAACATGGAACCCAAATTTGCGTTTACCCGCATCGATTGAAATTTATGGTATGCCAGTTTTTTATGGTAGCCTCGAAATGCTCAGCGTAGATTTTAGTAATGGTTTACCGCAATCATATTCCGTTGTTTTCTATGGTCAAGTAAAAAACCTAACATCGACATGGGGCGAAAAAACCTTAGATGAAATCGATTGGAGTGCCTATGACCATACGATTGACAATGCAACTGCGGAGGCATCATGGACTGGTGGATTGTTTGCAGGAAAAGTAATATGGGATATTAAGGATTACAATCAAGGCTGGGTGTATAGCAAATACGCCATCAATAACAATATTTATTTTGGTGATGGTATTACATATTTGGATTTGCGACCTAGTATTCGATTAAAAAACATGGTTGAACATGTGTTTAATCAAGTGGGATATAGCATGAGTGGAACTCTATTTAGTAGAGGGGAATTTACAAATCTCTATGTAACTCCAATGGGAAACGCTGGTCCTTTGCTGGATTACACCGCATTACAATATGGATTATTTGATGCTGAGAATATAACTCCAGTTACTATCAATCCTTATGCAACCACAAAATCTACATGGTCAACATTGCCATTGGGTGTTAATGTTATCAGTAACCCATCTGGATCGTGGAACGCAGGGACATTTGAGTATACGATGCCTATCAATGGTGACTATGCTTTTCAAATTGACATAACTCAAACATCGGCTTTACCATTAGTTGTCAATCAATACAATGCGTTGCTGAATGGGGTATTTTTAGATTCACTAAGTGGAAATGATGCTGGATTAAATGTGTGGACTATCTATGTTCGCAAAGCCACGAAGGGAGATAAATTTAAAATCGTATACAATGCCTTTAAAACATCACAGATATCTGGAGAGATAAGGTGTACATATAGCCCATACAATGTAAAACCAGCAGTCGTTATGGCTGAAGCGATGCCTAAGATTAAGGTAACTGATTTTATTAATTCAGTACTGCAAACATTCAATGCCGTTATCCTACCAAATGGGCAAAATGGATTTGCAATTCATAACATCGAGGACTGGTATAACGCAGGTGCCAATAAGGATTATACAACTTATATCGATTTTACCAAAATGACACATAAGAAAATGGACATCCCTAGTTCCATTTCCATGAAACATAAAAGTGGCGAATCTCAAAGCGATCTGTTCTTTAAAAATACTTATAGTAGGGAATATGGGTCAATAACCTTTAGACCAGATGTTGACTTTGCATCGGCTGAAATGAAAATAGAAACTCTATTTAATGTATTCCCACCTCAACGGATGAATATGGTAAATCAAATTGGTATTAAAATGAGCGAAACTGATATCGATATGCCAGTCATCCTTAATAATGACGGGAAAGGAGTGCAACAAGAATTATTGTTATTTTATTTTCAAGATTACAAGGTTGTAACAAATCCTTATCGATGGGCTGGAACGACAAAAACCTATCAGCCAGTTAGTATGCCATATACAAATACGCCTACTAGCGGTGCCAGTTCAGTTACTTGTTCTTTTGGATTAGAGGCTAGTGCCGTTGGAGATATGCCAACGCAAACTATCTACATGAATTTCTGGAACGAATTTGTATCTAGGCTTTATTCTACTCGAAGCCGAATAGTTATTTGTTCGGGATATGTACCAGTTGGCGAATGGATTAATATGTCATTGAATGACAGCATAGTTATCTCTGGAAACTATTACAAAATACAGAAAATCGACTACGATATTTTAACTGAGGAAGCCAAACTGGAATTGATTACTTATCCCAAAGTAAATAAGATAGCGGTTACTGGAGTAACTGGCAGGAAGCCAACAATCGGATATCCAGTTTTAAATGCTGAGGGTAAAACCTATATCGATGGAATACCATTGTCGCTAGGGATTACCAATGCACAGATATTTGGAGGCGTGTTAGTTACAGATGCTCAGCCAATGCAGGAATACAATTACTCCATGAATCAAATGTTGGATGCCATGATGGGTAATTACCTCCGTCAAGTAACTATTAGCAAGGCAACAATGTGGACAACGGCAGATTACAATTTAACGATATCTAATGTTGCACAAAAATTAACCTATACTAACGAAGGGATTGAAGGGCAAAATAATTTGTATACTCCTACAATCGCTACTGGGACAATAACTATAAATCAAAGCGGACAATATCGTGTAAGGGCATGGGCAGTACTTGATACTTCTGGTAGCCATGATGTCGAATTTGTTATTGCGTTAAATGGCATTGAAACAGAAGGTTATTGGAGAATTGAATTAAATCACATACAAACTGCTAATTGCGAAACAATTGTCAACATACCCGATACTGGAGTTATCTCATTTTCTGCACGCAGTAATGATGGAGGCACCCATACAATGACAATCAAAAAGAGTAACATCACCATAGAAAAAATGTTCTAATGTACACAAGCATAATCAAACTTTTAAAAGCCAACGAATACTATGGCGTATCGTTTAATATAGAGAGGGCAAAAGGTCACCATGAAATCCCATCTGGATTCAAGGATTTTGTTAAACAATTTAAACGCATAATCAATGGCAAACGATATAAACTTTAAGGTAGACGCTGATACCAGTAAAGCCACGAAAGGGGCGGAACAATTAGCCCAAGCACTTGGCAAGGCAGGTAAACAAGCGGAGAATACAAATCAATCCCTTAAAGAGAGTGGAAATGCAGGGGGTAGATTTAGCAAGGTATTAAGTGGATTAAAATTCGGTGCTGGTCTGGCAGTCGGCAAGGGATTACTAGATAAGGTGATGGGTTCTTTAATCGAGAACGAAAAGGTAGCCAATTTATTCAATGATGCCTTATCTGTTATTACTGGTACTGCAACTGGCTTAGTAGAGATTTTAGAACCAGGCTTTAAAGCAATCGGTGATGCCATCAAAAACCCCAAAAAAGCATGGGATGACTTAGTTTCTGCGTTTGAACGAGGGGCAAAATGGATTAAAGAGAACCTCATTGACGGAGTAATTGGCTTGTTTTCCGAACAGATAAATAATCTGGAGATTGGGATTTTAAAACTGCGTAAAGGCTGGAACGAATGGACTGGAGATACAGAGGAAGCAGTAGTAATGCAGGAACGCATTAATGAGTTGCAAAAGGAAAACATCGAGATACAAAAAGAGCAATCAAAACGCTTTACAAATATCAAAGAGGTAGCAACTGGGGCAGTTTCAACTCTTACCTCATGGGGGAAAACGATCGCTAAAAACATAAAAAGCACAGTCGAAGGGAATCAAGCCCTACGCGATTCTACCAATGCGTACATTACTCAAAATGCAGTAATCGAGGAAAATATCAAATCCCTTGAACGCCAACAAGCACAGAACGAGGCGAACGCCAATAATGAAACGCTTACGTTTGAGGAACGCAGGAAATCAATCGAGGCAAACATTGAATTAAAAAAACAACAGATTGAACAAGAGAAGCAGTTAATCCAGAACCAGATTAATTTACTTGCACTCGAAAACCAAGCAAAAGGCGTATCAGCAGAACGGAGTGCACAGATTGGAGCGTTGAATGTCCAGATGAAAGGACTGGATGCAACTATCAGCGAAACTCAGATTACTGTTGATGAAACCTTGCGCACTATTGCAGAGCAGGAAAAAGAAACGACCAAAGCAGTTACTGATGCGTTACTAGAAAAAAATCGAGCAGAAGCCGAAGCCTTTGCACAGACAACTGGGTTAGAACACGAGAAACTCAAGATGCAACTTGATGTTATCGAGGCACAGAAAAAAGCCTTTATGCAGTCCTACGATGAGCGATTGTCTAAGGAAAAGGAGGGAACATCCAAGTACAACGAGATATTGGCTGAGCGTATCGCTAAAGAGGGCGAGTTCAATGCACAGCGTATTCAAGGCGAAGCCGAATATACTACGGCAGTCAAGGAGTACAAGAAAACTCAGCAACAGATGGAATTGGATGCCATGAATGTCAAAGCACAAGCCATATCACAAGGGCTGACATTGGCGAGGACATTAATCAAAGAGGACTCCAAAATGCAGAGTGCGATTAATATCGCTGAGGCTATTATGCAAACCTATGTAGGGGCGAACGTAGCATTGGCAAGTAGCCCACCGCCATTGAATTACATTAACATGGCTGGGGTTATCGCTGGAGGATTGGCGAATGTTATCAAAATCCAACAAGAGGCTCGTAAATTGGCAAGTGAAACTGGAGGCTCAGCACCAAGTGGGGGTTCATTGACCGCTCCATCGATAGGACCTAATATCTCAGTTGCACGAAGCAATGTGGATAGTAATATGCAGTTAGGCAATGCCATGAAACAAGCAGGGAAACCCCCTAGAGCGTATGTCGTTTCTGGAGATATTAACTCCGCTGAGTCACTAGATAGGAAGATTTATCAAAATGCAACACTAGGCGGTTAATCCGTTATATTTTAAAATGTCTATGAAAAATACATCGTACCATAAATTCATGTCCTCAAAAGGAAAAGCAGAACATTCAATTCACATGAAACTCAAAGAACATAATATTGAGTTAGGCTTAATTGACGATGCTAAATTGGGTTCAAAAGAGATACTAGACGCATATAACAATCCTATTTGGAATCAATTAGAGCGTTTACCAAATAATATATTAGAAATTATCAGCGAAGCCAAAAGGCAACTGATGTTAGCAGGAAAAGGTCAAGCAAAAGCGATTGAAAACGCAAGGAAAGTATCGGCTATGGCTAAGGAATTAGGTATACCTAACCCAAAAGAAATTGACGATATTTTTAAAAATAACGACTACGATACATTGGCTGATGCGTTTGCTACTGATTTAGGTCGCATATTGCAGATTGTCAAAAACAATTCATAATGAGAATCGTAGAACTCATATTGGATGAGGACCAGTTGGCACATGGTATTGATGCAATTTCAATTGTATCGGCACCAGCGATTGAATCCAATTTTATTGCCTTAAAAAAGCACAATATTCAGTTTGCAACTCTGGATGCAGACAAGCGTATTTTGATGGGACCAGCATTGATTCCAGACAAGCCGATTTATCGCAACCAAGATGGCGAGGAGTTCTATTGTTATTTCAGCCAAAATACAGTCCGCAGGGCATCGGAACTCTATTTAACTAGAGGGAATCAAAACAATGCGACTCTAGAGCATGAGTTCAATATTCATGGATTGAGCCTTGTCGAAACATGGATTAAAGAGGATATGGTCAATGACAAGAGTGCCTTATATGGATTGAACGATCCAGTCGGAACTTGGATGGTTACGATGAAAGTAGCCAATGACCAAATCTGGAATGAATATGTTAAAACTGGGCTTGTAAAAGGCTTTTCAATAGAGGGGTTTTTTGCAGAAAATTCTAGCGTAAAAGCCAGTAAACTAGCAGTCCATCCAGAACTTGACGAATACATTAAAAGTTTGGGCTACACAAAAATCTAACAACTCAAAATTAATCCGTTATATAGTTATGTCAAACGAAGCACAAAATATCTTAGACCGCGTATTAGGTGGATTAGGATATAAAAAATCAGTTGCCATTCAAATGTCTCAAAAAAAGACAGCAGATGGGGAAACCATATTCGATTCAGAAAATTTCGCTATCGGTGATTCAGTATTTATTGTAACTGCCGATGGTAACATTCCAGTTCCATCTGGAGATTACGAATTGGAGGATGGTTCAGTTGTAAGTGTAGACGAATCTGGTATTATCTCAGCCATTGGAACTAAAACTCCCGAGAGTGCTGAAATGGAAAGTTCTCCAGTTGTCGAGCAACCCGCACCAATGACACCAAAAACAATTATCGAATCTATGACTAAAGAAACACAATTTGCAGAAACCCCAGTAATGGACAATCCTGCAATAGAGGAAAAAATTGAAGAACAAACTATGGGTAAACCAGCCTTGTTAGTAAAATGCGAGGATATGGTTGGACCAGAAAATGCTCCACTAGCAGAAAAAATTGCTGAGGCTATTGTTAGCATTGTTGACAATGGAGATGCAGAGGAGTTAATCAGCGAATACAAAAAAGCAAAAAACAAAACTAAGATGAGTGCACATTCACCTGAAATCGCAGAAACATTGCGTGCCTTTGAATTGAAACTTAATGCGTTATCACAAGAAAATGAGGCTTTAAAAGAGGCTTTGTCTACTGAAGGGAATCGTACTTTTTTCAATCCAGAGCAAAATAGCAAAACTAAAATCAACTTTAAAATCGGTGCGCAACGTGAGGAAACAATCACAGACCGAGTATTTAGTCAATTATTCTCTTAAAAACCACAACCATGAAAAATAGAAAACTTCACCTCTCTGGTCCTACGCTATCTACTAACACCTATGCTGGTGAATTTAGTGGAAAGTATATCGCTGCGGCACTTTTGTCGGGCGAAACTTTGGCGAAGGAATTGATTACAATTCACCCTAATGTTAAGTACAAGGAAGTAATTCGTAACTACGCATCAAGCGTAAGCATCGATAATGCTACTTGTGATTTTACCGATTCAAGTTCAGTAACATTGACAGAATATGTTATGACCATGACTGAAAAACAAGTAAACTTAACTTTGTGTAAGAAAAACTTGTTTAACACATGGGAAACAATGCAAATGGGATTCTCTGCGTTTGAGAATTTACCCGCTACTTTCGAGGAATTTGTATTGGCACAAACCTCAGCCCAAGTTGCTCAGCAGAACGAATTGGGTATTTGGAAATCTAACCTTTGGTATGATTCAGCGATCGTCGCTGGTCAAGACGGATTGGTTGGATATCTTGTAGATAATTCCGCTATCGTTCGCCCACAATCTGGTGTTACAAACTCTGGTAATGTAGTTGCTCGTTTGCAAGATGCTTTAGACAATTCACCTAGTGCATTGTATGGAAAAGAAGGCTACCAATTCTATGTTGGACCTTTGACCATGAAAGCGTATCAAGGTGCGTTATCTGCGGGTAATTATAACTTCCAGTTTTATGTTGGAGAAAAGCCAATGAACTTCCAAGGTATTCCAGTTGTTATGTGTCCTGGTCTTAACGATTCAGATTGCGTATTGGGATTGAAATCTGATTTGCACTTTGGTACTGGCTTGGTTTCTGATTACAACGAGGTTAAATTGATTGATATGTCAGATATTGACGGAAGTCAAAATGTGCGTATTATCATGCGATTTACTGGCGGTCTACTTGCAACTAACCCAACTCAGCAAGTTGTTATTAACGTAACCTAATCGGTTATTGAGAAAAAATATAGGGCTGGGTAATCCAGCCCTTTTTTAAAATGTCAAAATAAAAAATATAAAACTATGCCATGTAATACAATCGATGCCCGTCTTGAACCCTGCAAAGAGTATGTAGGCGGTATACAAGGGATTTTCCTAATTCCTTTCGTTTGGAGTGATGTTATCGAACTACAAACAGTTGGTCAAATAGGAACTGTAAAAACAATCAAAACTTCTGGAGCCGTATTAGTTACTGGTTATTTCTGGGAATTGAAAGGATCGTCATCTTTTGATGTTGCGATGACTTCTAGCAGGGATAATGGAACTACTATGTACGACCAGAATTTGACTGTTGTTTTCAAACCTAAATCGTTGACTACTCCCATCTATGATTTCAACGATTACAACACATTGGCTAAAGGCAGATGGCGTATCGTTGTTTGGGATAGGAACGATAACTTCTGGTTAGTAGGCGAGGAATATGGTGCAGATGCGACAACTGGAGTTGAAAACTTTGGTACTGCATTAGGCGACCCTCGTAACTATTCAGTTACTTTCGTTGCTAGTGAATCAAATCCTCCACGACCATTGGACTCTACAACTTATGCTGGTTTAAGTACAATCTTTACTCCAGATTCAACACCTGCGTAATTGATATTTGATTTAGATTTAGGAAGCCTCCGTAATTGGAGGCTTTTTTTTTCTAACAAAATCCGTATCTTTCGTTATATTGTATATGTACATCAAGCCGACTGATACGACAATTTTTATTTACCCATTGATTCCCTTTCCAGCAGGGAACATAACATTGGTCGTTGTGCATAAATTGACCAAGATTCAAGTATCGCTTACTCAAGCGTATTCCAGTACAAACTCTGGAGTTCAATTAACTTTGCCGAATCTTACTGCCATCAGCGATGTTTCAAATAATCTGGATGAATTGGTTGTGCGTTGCTTTGATGGAACTAATACATTGTTTTACGAGATGGTAAATAGATGGGTTACAAACTCGCCTAATATCCTGCTTAAACGCAAAACATGGACTGCTACAAATAACAATACAAAAGAATGGTTAACACTATAAGCAATAGCAAAATTCGAGTACTGAATTTAAGTACCTATACTACGCCTAGCATCATTGAACGCAAGAACAAGTTATGGGTGGAATATGGGGACGATAACGATTACTACGGATATCTGATTGATATGTTTCATGGTAGTCCTACTAATAATCGTTGCGTTAAAGGAATAGCCGATTTAATCTATGGTCAAGGCATCGATGCAAAGCGTAGCAATAGAAACCTTAGTGCTTATGTTGAATTACGCAAATTGTTTGACGAAAAATGCTTACGGAATGTAGTCATGGATTTGAAATTGTTAGGACAAGCGTGTTTCCAGATTGTCAAAACAAAAGACAAAAAGAAAATCGCTAAGGTTTATCATTTTCCCATCCAAACAATCAGACCAGAAAAATGCAATGACAAGGGCGAGATTGATGCGTATTATTATTTTCATGATTGGACACAATTAAAAAGAGGTCAAGAACCAAAACGCATCCCAAACTTTGAGTTCAATCCAGAGGCACCAGAAAGCCTACTTGTTATTCGCCCTTATTCGACTGGTACATTTTATTTTAGCCCAGTTGACTATCAAGGAGGGTTACAATATGCGGAACTTGAAACTGAAATTGCCAATTACCATATTAACAATATTAAAAATGGCTTAGCACCATCCATGTTGATTAACTTCAATAATGGTGAGCCACCAGAGGAAACCAAATTATCTATCGAAGGGGCTATCATGAGTAAATGGTCGGGTAGCAGTAACGCTGGTAGGGCGATTATTTCGTGGAACGATTCAGCAGATACAAAAGCCGATATAACTGCGGTGCCTTTGAGCGATGCTCATAACCAATATCAGTTTATGTCCAGCGAATCGCAAGACAAAGTTTTGGTGGCTCATGGAATTACAAGCCCATTGATTTTTGGTATTAAAAATACAGCTAATGGATTCTCGTCTAACGCAGAGGAACTAAAAACAAGCATCGTATTATTTGACAATATGGTTATTCGACCATTTCAGAATATGATCTGTGAGGCAATGAACATGATTTTGAGTTACCAAGAGGTTAATCTTGAACTTTACTTTAAGCCATTGAATCCTTTGCAGGGAGACGAGTTAATGACTACTAACGAGGATAAGAATTTTGAGTTTAAATTTTCAGAACAAATAGGGGTTAAGATGAGCGATGGTGATGAATCAGATTGGTTACTGCACCTCGCTGATAAGGGCGAAAAAATAGACGAAAGCGAATGGGAACTTGTAGACATATCGCCAGTAGAAAATACTGATGACGAAGCCGATATCCATTCTAACAAATTTGAGTTCTTTAAACGCTTTGCAGAGCCAAACGCTAAGAGTACAGATGACAAGGGTATTTTTAAGATTCGTTATCGCTATGGACCAGACAAATATTCTAGCAATAGCAGGATTTTCTGTAAGGACATGGTTGCCAATCGCAACTTGAATGTCGTGTATCGTAGGGAGGACATTTTGACTATGGGTGACGAAGGCATCAATGGACAATTTGCACCAGCAGGAAAATCATCGTACTCAATCTGGAAATTCAAGGGAGGGGTTAATTGCCACCATTACTGGGAACGATTGACCTTCAAACGCAAACAGACGGCAGGGAAATTTTTGCCCTTGCAACCTAACGAAATTGGTACTGATGAACGAGATTTAGAAAATTATCGCAAAGTGCCGAATCTGGAGGCTACTGCATCGGGAGTCCCTTTTAGCCCACCAGCATGGAGTAAAGCCAAAACAAGACCAATTGATATGCCTAATAATGGAGGATTAAAGAAATGACACCAAATGACATTGTACTGCTAGTAACGACAGACGATATTTTTAAGTATACATCGTTAAATGGGAATGTCGATGTTGACAAGATAACACCATTTATTAAAGTGGCTCAAGATATTGAAGTACAAGAGGTTCTTGGAACAGTCCTATATCAGAAAATCCTTACTGATGTTCGTACGACTGGATTATCTGGCAATTATTCTACATTGGTATCACAATATGTTCAGCCGATGCTTATCCACTATGCCATGAGTGATTTTTTGCAGTTTCATGGCTACGAAATAAGCAACGCAGGGATATTAAGGAATAACCCAGAGAACTCGCAGTTACCAGAAAAAAGCGAAATCGATACTATCGTTGGCAGACAAAGAGCCATCGCTGAAACCTATCGTCATCGTTTAATTTCGTACTTGACTTATTATCCTCAGTATTTCCCAGAATATACGGCAAACCAGAATGATGGGGAATACCCAACTACTAACCCAAATAACTATTGTGGATGGAACCTATAAAAGTACCTTACAAGCCCAAAGAGGAAAAATTCAATAAACTCAAATCGTACTATACTAAACTAAAAAAAAATGAAAGCAAAACTGATAAAAAACATTCAAGTTACTTATTTGGTAAATCACAATGAGCGTAATCAATTTCATTTTTGGATTGACGAAGATGCGGTAGAATCTCTAGTACATAGTTGGGTTTCTGATATACCCGAAAAAGATAGCGATTCTGTTTACATAGGGATTAATCTAAGTGACCATAATGCTGAAGCACAAAAGGAGGCTCTGTCGCTTATTTTAAAGCGATTTGAGGGTATCGAGGTTATTTTCCCTATGGAGATATCAAAAGAACAAAAGAAAGCCACCAAATCGCCTAAAAAAGAGGCACAATGAGAAGTGCAATTTTTATATTGGCGATCGTACTTAGCGGATGTTCGGCACAATGGCATATTAAAAGAGCCATCGCCAAAGACCCAAGTATATTGACCGAGAAAATTATAACGATATTTGATACCATCATAGTCAAAGAGGGATTCCAGAGAATCGACACCTTTGTAACTAAAGAAGTCGATACACTCTTAATCCGTGAAAAGGGTGTAAATACACAGATAATTCGATTTAAGGATA